GATCAATCGTGCACTTGTGCCTTGCGGGTAAGTCATAGACCCAACGCCTTCAAATCTTCAGCAGTCAAACCCAATGCTTCAAGTTTTGCTTGCGCAACATTTTTTGCAAATTCGGCTTGCGCTTTTAATTGCTCGCTGGCAATTTGTGCTGCTGCGATTGCAGCAGTTTCGGTTGCAGTTGCGTCTCTGACTAAATCGTCAATTTGAATTTTCATTGCATTATCTCCTTATGAGTTTTGATAGCCATAGACTTTGATTGTGCCGCCTGTAAGCGTTCCGCTAGAAGGTGCAATTGTAAAGGCTGTATAACTTGTTGTATTTGCTAATTGACCACCATACCAACCACTAAATTGACCAGCATTAAACAAACCATTGACTGTTGTTGCTTTTGTTAAATTTGGAGATTTGACCCAAATTGTCGAAGTCGTGTCGTCATTTGTATCAGTTGTACCAATAACAATGCTTGCGCCGTTGCTAACTCTTGATGTTGAAGAAGTGCCAGTTGTTGCACGATCAAAATAAGTGCTGGAATAATAACCTGTAGTTGTTGCGCCAAAAGTCAAATAAAGGTCTTGACCACTTCCCGAACCGTCAACAGATGCAATTTGAATGAAATAATTGTCATACGTTGCATTGAAAGCACTTGAAACTGTAACACTGCTGACACCTGAACCAACCGTTGTTGTGCTGACTAAGGTTAATCCGCTTGAACCACCAGCAGCAACCCATTTCATGCCAGTTGCTTCTGCAGAATCAGCCGTCAAAACCGTGCCATTTGCGCCGACTGCTAAACGGCTGACGGTATCCGCGGCGGTTGCTGCAACAAGATCGCCTTTTGCGTCCACAATAGATTTCGCAATTGCGCCATTTGCAAGATCGTAAGCAGATTTTACGGCAGTTGGTGTTGCTGCCAAAACTGATGATGTTGTTGATGTCGAATCGGACAATTGAACTGCACCTGCAACCGAAGTTGTCGCCGCTGCAATTGACAAGGTGAGTGCGCCGCTTGTTCCACCACCTGCAAGGGGGGCGGTTGTATTTACGGCAGTGATGTCACCAACGTCATTTGTAATCCATGTGAAATCCATGTCAGTGTTTGACGCTTTTGCAAGAATCTGACCTGTTGTTCCGCCAAGCAAGTCAGCCATTGACGTTGCAACGGCTTGTCCAAATGTTTCGAAGTCTGCTGGCAAGTCCGTGACAAGGTCACTCGCCGTCGGCATTTGCCACGAAAAGGGGGTGGTCGGGTTCGTCATAGGTTGTCTCCTTGTTAAGTGATAATTGTTGCACGCGCCCAGTCAAGCGTTGGCGACACGCCCGACCAGGTAAATGAATTGGAAATTTCGTTCCACTGCAATGCCTGCAATGAATAGGCAACGGGTGAAAGATTAAGCGAAACCGAAAGGGTGTTGTAACCCGCGCGGAATGTCCAGCCTTCAACAAAACCCTGGAAGATTGAACCCATGTTTGACGGTAGATCATTGATTGCCAACGGCAACCCCATGAAAACGCCAATGAGTGCGTCTCGGTCTGCGTTGTCCACTTCAGGATTTGTCAGGTCATAAGTGATTTCCTTGAAGATTGCCTGCGGGTCTTTTCTTAGCGCCAAATAGAAATTTGCCTGACTGGTTGCGTCAGCTGCGTTGTGAAGCGTTGTAGTGATGATTTGTGAAAGTGTGCCGTAATTCAAAATTGACGTTGCGTTGCTAGCAGATTGTTCGCTGCTACTGGTCGTCCCGTATTTTATCGTGACATTGTTTCGAACGTCGCCTGCACGGGTTTCAATACGCAAGCCCGCTGCCCGTGCCTGGTTTGCAGTTATTTGAACATAACCGTTTGCCGATAGGTAAATGCTTCGGTGCAATGCCGCAGCATAGGAAATGCGCCCCTGTGCGTCTTCATAAATGTAGCCCAGCCCTGAAGTCGCCAATGCTGAAACCAATGAATACACGTCGGTTCGATCGCTTGAACGCGCTGCCAATTCGTAGTCACCTGGTTGGTCAATTTCGCCCAGTCCAATGTTGCCAGCCGTTGCCCAGGTTGCCGTTGGGCTATAAGTCGCCCAGGTCAATGCCCCTGGCACTTCAGCCCATGTTTCAAGCAATAGGTCTGAAAGTATCGCGTAAATCTGATTGCCGTCGAAGTCCTTTGAAAGCACGCCGTTCGTCAAGGCTTTTGGCAAACGCGCCAATGCGCCCAATGCCGTGATCGAATAAGTCTGCGTAAACATGGTCGTGCCCACGTCGCGCACTTCCAACCCAATGTCTACGACATTACCGCCGAAGATTGGCACAAATGTGTTTGACGTGTTTTTGACCTGAATCGAAATGGTCGAATTGATGTTCACGGGGATTGCAACCTGGTTTACGTCGATCAATTGAATGTTTGTATAGCCAGCCTGCGCCTGTTCATAAATGTTTGTGCGACCGCTTTGAATGGTCAGGTTTGCCAAAACCGCGTCGGTGTATTCAACCCCGTCGATTTCAACCTTCCAAACGGGTGACCATTGCGTCATGCTATTTGAAGGCTTCCTGCACCACCCGTGCCCCTGTAATACGAATCATTCAAGGTTTCAACGATTGTGCGTGCAGTGCCTTCCTTGTCGAATGCACCTGTGACGGTCAGGTTGATTGTTGTCCCACTGTCGCGTGCTTCAGCTGCGCGGAATGAACCAGGATTGAAGTTTGATGAAACTGCATTCGTCGCAGCAGCAGCGGTTGCAGCAACTGCCGCAGCCGTTGAAACACCGCCACCGCTTGACGTGGTTGTTGCCCCACCCGTTGAAGGTGTAAATGCTGGCAATGACGTTGAAACTGTTGTGCCTTTACTGGTGGGCACTGAAACGGCTGGAATGCTAACCGAAGGAACTGCAATTTTCCCTACATTTGGCAAAAATGGAATTGCGTTGTAGGCCGAAATCAACATGTTAATCCCAGCAACTGCCCCGGAAATTAAACCGTTCAAAACTCTAATAACCCCAGCAATTACGTCAATGACACCGCCTGCAATTTTTCCTGCCATTGTCAACGCAGCGCCCAAATAGTTTCCAACAATTGGCGCAAGATAAGTTTGAATGTAGCCGCCAAATTCTTTGAAAACTTCCAAATTGTCGCCTATGGCGTTTTTGATGTAACCAAACGCTTTCAAAAGTCCGTTAATTATCGGCGTGAAAACATTTGTAATGATGTTGCCAACTGTTGTGATAACGCCACCAAGACCGCCACCGTCAAGACTGAACGCACCTGAAAATGCGTTGATTGCTGGCAAGGCGTTTTGATTGATGAAATTGATAACCTTTTCAAGAATAGGCAACAACGCAAAACCGATTGTTTCCTTCGCTTCGTCGAAGGCGACCTGCATGCGTGCAATTCGTCCAGCGTATGTGTCAGCGTTGCGCGCAGCAGCCCCGCCGAATAAATCTGAAAGTCGACCTTGCACCTGGGTGAAATCCATTGTTTTCAATTCAGCAGCTGAAAGTCCAATGCCCAATTTGCCAAGCGCAGCCGTGTTTCCGTCATAAGCCTTGCCCAATGCGTTTGCCACTGTTTCCAGCGGTTTGCCTGTTGCCGTTGATACGTCCAGCGCGGTTGAAAGTAAATCTTGCGCCTTTGTGATGTCGCCCGTTGATCTAACAAGGCGACCCAATGCTGGGCGCAGTTGATCGTCTGCCACACCCGTGGCAAGTGACATTTGAAGGATTGATTGTTCAGTGGCTGCAATTTGTGCCGTTGTCGCGCCCGTAGCGTTCTCCAACGCCAATGCCAACTGTGTCTGTGCCTTCTCATCTTCAATGGCGGCTTTGACGCCTTCAACGCCGATTTTGATTGCGTAAGCACCAGCAGCGGCAGCGGCAGCAGCAAACGCCGCGCCAACCATTTTGCCAACCTTGCCCATTTTGTCGCCAAATGAATCAACGTCAGCCGACGCCGATTTCAGCGATTTGTTGAGATTATCTACGTCACCAAGTATGGAAAGTTTAAGGGTACGACTGCCCGCCATTAGTTGTACTCCTTAACGATCTTTGAAAATGATTCTTCCCACTTTTTTACAATGTCAGGCTGAACGCTTCGAAGTGTTGGATAGATAAACCAACCGCGTGAACCGCGACCCTCGCGACCTGACCACACTGGAAATTGTTTGTATTTATTCGAACCAAATTCAGCACCGCCCCAAATCTGTTGAGTTGTTGCGCCGCCACTTAATTTTTGCCCAGCGTAACCAAATGAAATCTCACCAATTTTTGACGACTTTGAAACCTTTGAACCGTCGGCTACGCGGTTATCCTGAAGGTTTCGGGTACGGCTTGACGCCGCGGCTTTGATCTTGCCCTGAACCCAAGTTGCCAATTCGCTGGTTGCTTCTTTTGCTTGGGCAGTTGCTTCTTCGTCCATTGCTTTGAAGGAACGGACAATGGCGCGCAATTCCGCTTTGTCATAACTGATTGCGTCAGTTGCCATTTGCCCGCCTTTCCAAAATCTCAATGACCGTCAAAATGTCTTCGGCACTTTCAAATTCGCTTGGTGGTAGCCCCGTTGCCAGGGCTACTTCCCAAACTATTCTGCTGAGGCTTCCGACTGGGTGGCTTTTGGGTTTGCTTCACCGACGATCACTTCGGAGATTGTCTCCGTCCATGCTTCGATTGGCTTGACTGGTTTCCCAGCTGCTTCGCGCTTCATGGCGTGATAGGCAAGAAATACCAAATCGGAAATTCCGATTTTCTCTTGCGCCTGGGCAATGGTGTGACCCGTTTGCTTTTCCCACTTCACCCATTCAGGCGGTGCTGCCGTGTAGGTGATTTGGTCGCCGTTGTTGTATTCAATTGTTATTGGTAACTTCATTTTGTCTCCCGATTGTTAGTTTTTAACTGAATGTTTCAGTTGGTGTTCCAACTACGATAAATGATAGGTCAACTGTCTGCGCGTCAGGTGCTGCCCCGCCGACTGCTGGAAATACTGGCATTACGTTGAATGCAAAAACTGCACCAGTCACGGCAGTCAGTGAAACCGCCAATGTTGTGTTTGGTGCTGATTCGCACGCTGACCATAGTGCCTCGCACAATGAACCAGTTGCGCCCCAGTCAGCAAGCATTGAAACGTCAAATGTCCACTGGTCGTCAATGTGCTTATAAGCCTTGCCGTCAAGCGTTTGGTAAGTCTCAACCGTTGGTGAATTTGCAAGTGTCGCGCTGGTCGCTTGCGCGTCATAGTTGGTGCTGGCAATGGTCACGACTAAATCGCGACCAGTGATGATTGTCGTTGGCATTTTGTCCCCTATGTTGTTTGTGTGTAGTACGTCGAAACGTTTATGTCAGCAACCAGCATTGGACTTTGTCCTACTTCCAAAACCGTCGGCTTTTCAACAACGCCAACAACGTATCCTGCGGGCATTGCCGCAAGAATTCCTATGATGAGTTTTTCCAGGTTATCAAGTGAACCTGCGTTGCTATTTGAAGCAACAATTGCAGTGATTGCAAAATTAAGTTTGACTTTTGTTGAAGCCTTACCGATCAGCACGACTTCCATGAACGGTGAATCTGGGACGATCACTATTGCAGGCGGAATTGGCGATTCGGGAACGGACGCGTAGCAGGTAGCAGATAAGGCACTGAAGGCGTTTGCTAAGGCTGCACGGGTTTCCGCAATTGAATTGGCGGGCATTTATTGAACGACCGTTTCAACGTCCAGGTATGGCATAAGCAAGGTGGACACGCGGTTGGTCAAACTGCGACCCATGCGATAAGGCGTACTAGCAAAATCTACGCCTTCGATCTGACCGCCTGCGGCAACGCGTGATTGGAACACTTCGACTGAAACCGCCAAAATCGCGGATTCGATTGGCGCGCTGGTTGCGTAAATGTCAGCTGCTGAATAGCCTGAAAGTGTTGCAGTGCCGTTGGGAATAATTGCGTTTTTGTCGACGTCTGCGCCTGAATTTGAATAACTGAATGAATAAGGGCTATCAACAACGGTGACTGTTTTCGTGCCATTAAAACCTGCATGACCAATTGCAACGACCACGCTTGAACCAACAATAAAATCATGGGGGCGCACTGTCCATAATTTTGCAACGTTATCTTTTCTTTCGTGATAATCAACGCCTGATGAATAAGAAACCAACATTGGCAAAATGACGGCTTCAGCGGTATTGATGATTTCGTCCAGGTATTCGTTACTGTATAAAGATACGCTCACGCCTAGCACTGTTCGCAATTGACTGGCGGTGACAATACTAGGCATGAGCGTTCCTTTCGATCGGCTGCGGCGAGATCGGGAGAACCCGCCGCATGATTAGTTTGGGTTAGTTATCAGGTCTTGTTGATACCAAACGCACCTGCACCGATTTTCGTTGCAATTGCGCCGTATCCGTAAACTGAAACTGAAACCTGACCTGAAGCAATAACGTCTGCGCGTAGGCGATACGTTGGTGATTCATACCATGTGTAGGCAGTTGGGTTGATGATCAGCATTGAATCATCTTTGTCAGTGTCATTTGCTGAAGGTACGTTTGCAGTGACGTAAAGATCAAGTCCCGCAACGTTTCCACGAATTGAATCTGGACGAACTGAACCACCCGCATTTGAAGGTTGCGCAGCCATGTAAATTGGACGACCCGAATCGTTTAATGTCATCAAATTTGCCCATTGTGAAGTGTTCGCAAGAATGTTGCGCGCAAATCCCTGTGTGTTTGAATAAACTGAAGCAGCACCACGGGAAACAAATCCAAGCAACTCTGAAGCCGTTGGGTATGTTGTAAGTGTTGTTGAATCTGCGGTTGCACCTGAAGCAAGTGCAGTGTAAACGGCAAGGTCTGTTGCCTTAGCGTAAGCCGCGGACATGTTGGTCAACAACTCATTGAAGAAAAGCGGTGATGTTCTATCGAGCAATTCGACAGAAAATGTCTGTTGTCCTGCGTACTTCTTGACGGATACTGAAAGGAAACTTGAAGCCTGATCAGTTTCTGAAGGTGTGCCTGCTTCGGAAGTTTCTGCCACTGTTGGCATTGTTGTGATCTTTGGAATTTCAAATGACATTCCAGCGTCAGGCAATACGCCGCGAGAAATCGCGTCAACTGCTGAACGTGTTGTGTTTGCTAGTCCATTGATTACTTCAGTCAACTGACGTGTTGGCACTAGACCTGCGTTGTCTGTTGTGTCGTCTGCTGCTGCAACGTACTGACGAGCATTCTCGTCACCCAATGAAGCGCGGATTGTGTTTTCTAGGTACTTAGCAGCGGTGAACTCTAAGCGTGGCTTAGTTGTCCAACCACCGACCGCAGCATTTACGTTTGCGGTTACTGAC